GAAGGTGCGTGCTTCAGCACTTTTAGTCGAGGTCGACTAAAAAGCTGACGCACTGCAGCAGGGTTTCGGGCACGCACAAGTGCTTCGTCGATCCGCACATCACCTTCCGCAGCTACTGTTTTCATCTGACGTTTAAACATCAGATTATACATCAAAGCTGCAGAAGCGATATCCTGCTTCTCCATTTGGGGGACTAATGAAAGCCCACCATACAAATGGAGATCAGGAAGCGACAACGACGACAACTTGGCGAACCATTGACCTGCGAGGCGGTTCGGTTCAACAGGATGATGCGGGACATTTATCCCCCCCATCACCTCAGGAGCCCCGATGGGAAGACCCATGTTTATCGCGGCTTTCCAAGTACTCCTAAACTTGGAGTATTTGAAAAGACCGCGAGATCCAAGTGTCCTCCGATCCACCTCAAACCCTTGATCACGCAACGAACCGGCGAAAGCAGCGGGGAGGTTATACCAATTAACCTCGCCTTTGCTCCCACCGGATGGTGCCGTCCAGTAAGACAAAGGAAAGAAATACTTCGCTTTGCCTTGCACGTACGGTACCTCACAAAACAGGCCTCGGCGGGGATGCAGAAAGCTTTTAGACTGACTGATTACCCCGCCGAGGCTCGTCATCGCCGCGTCATACTTGAGGCGGTCGGCCTGCGTCATGTTCGGCACTAACGCATCGTCCCCAGTCGTTAAGGCCAAGGTTTTATTAATCTTGGCCAAAGCATAAAAGGAGACGAGCGGAAGCACAGCCCAAGACGTGGGCTCGCCCATCATCGCACCACGAGTGGTTACGACTGCCTTTGCCCCTGCCTCACAGCAGTAAAAGCGAAGGTAACTCATATACCCCTCGTGGAACTCCCTCAAGTCAATCTCGCTGACTGACCTCGACTTGTCTGTCGAGAACTTCCCTGGGTTCTGTTGAACCTTAGGAGGCTTCTCGCCAAACATGAAGTCTTCCAGCGAGACCGGCACCCGAGCCAACTTAATCCCATTTGCGGAAATGTTAACCATTTCCTCATAGGAATCCTGGTAGGGTTTCTCGTTCGGGTCAGACGACCAAGCCGGGAACCAGAAGTCGAAAACAATAACGGCATCTGATGCAACCGGCTCCGCAATCTCCTCGAACAAGTCCACTGTACCACCAAGATGGCGAGCGTACATAGGAAGAGGAACCCCGCCCCGGACAATAACGCCGGGACGGGGAACTGTCTTCCTACACGTCAACACCGGAGGCTCGACTACTTCATATTGTCCTGTCTCGAAGTCCGGGAGGATTAACCGGCGCGGTCCGAAGAAGAGAGGGATAAATCTCTCCCATCGTCGGAGTTCCGGTGCATACTCCTGCACTTCTTCGTATAGAACACGCTGGGCCCAGAAGCCATGACAATCAGTCGCATAACTCAAGTCTTGCGAATAATACATGCCTTTCTGACCTCCCAAGTCAACGGAGCGAGACCCGCCCAGTGACTTGGATGACCGAGCGTCATTCAGGAGAAAATGGTCTGCTGCTTTGCGGTAAGCCTGCTGCACTAAATTAGCAGCAGTCAACCCCAAAGTCGGCACTCGGACCTTCAACCCCTTTTCAGGGGCTGCAAGGGCCTGGGCCGGCAGCATCCCACCCGACTCCAAAATGACATCGAGGATCGTCTCACAGCCATCCATAAGGATAGCATTGAGGACCTTCGATGTTCGGATGTCGCCCAAGAACATCGCGTCGAACATTCCCGACGCCTGCACTTGGCCGGCCTTCCGCACCGTCTCGAGCAAATATTCATAGAGGTCGCCTTTG